GCCATTGACGAAATCATGACCAAGCTACGGACTCTGGTGGCTGAGACGGGGATTTGTTTGTTCCTCGTGTCACACCTCCGGAGATCCCAAGGCAAGGCCCATGAGGACGGTGCTCAAATCAGCTTGGGTGAACTCAGAGGTAGTCAAGCGATTGCACAACTCTCTGATATTGTCATCGGTATGGAACGAGATCAGCAGCATGAGAATGAAGACGTGAGAAACACAACCACAGTCCGCGTGTTGAAGAATAGGTATACTGGCGAAACCGGACCTGCCTGTTGGCTGGCGTATGATCGTTCCACAGGTCGCCTGTCGGAAGTCGCTAATCCACACATAGGAGATGACTTTTAATGAATCAAAAAACCATTGTTTATAACCACATAAAAGAAAAAGGTAGTATAACTTCTAAAGAAGCTATTTCTTTATATAACATAACTCGTCTTGCTGCTATTGTTGGTTTTTTAAGGGAAGACGGTATTGAAATAAAAACAGAGTTAGAAGGGCCTAGGTCTTTAGCTAGATACTCTTTTGGTGTGTCTAACCCTGTTCAAATACAACTCACTTTTAGGGAAGAAGTTTTAGAATTAGATGAATAATTTTATTTATCTTGACTTGGAAGCCGACGGCCTCAACCCCACGCGCATCTGGTGCGTCGTGACACGGGAAAACGGGGTAAACACTGTACACACTACCCCAGACACCCTCTGTAAGGCTCTAGAAGGCTCTGTGAGCGTTTGTGGACACAACCTGATAGGTTACGACCTCCCAGTGCTAAAACGTCTCTGGGGCGTTTCTGTGGCCCCTGAGCGCATAGTGGATACTTTGGTGTTGTCACGCTTGTACGACCCAAGTCGTGCCGGTGGACACTCCCTGAAGGTCTGGGGTGAGTTTCTGGGCTTTCCAAAAGGTGACCACGATGATTGGTCCTGCTTATCTACTGCTATGATTGAGTACTGTGAGCGTGACACAGAGGTCACAGAGGCCGTACACAAGCAGTTAGTCAAGGACATGGTAGGGTTCGACCAGCGGTCCATCGACTTGGAACACAAGGTGCAGTACGCTGTACAACAACAGGAGAGAAACGGATGGTTACTTGACCAAGAGTTAGCTCATGACCTTTTAGCAACATTTAAGGAGAGAATGAATGAAATTGAAGAAGAATTGCAGGAGAAGTTCCCGCCTATCATACATCAAAGGTGGTCTGAAAAGACAGGTAAACGCCTTAAAGATAGAGTTGAGATATTCAATGTTGGTTCTAGACAACAGATTGCGAGGCGCTTATCGACGCTTGGTGTCGTCTTTCAAAAAGTTACGGAGAAAGGGAATCCCATTGTTGACGAGGCTGTACTAGACACCATTGACCTGCCAGAGGCTAGGTCCATTAGTGAGTACTTGATGCTACAAAAGAGATACGCACAGGTCCACTCATGGCTAGAACATGTGCAGGACGACGGGAGAGTTCATGGCCGTGTCATTAGCAACGGTGCAGTCACTGGACGTATGACCCACCAGAGTCCTAACATGGCTCAGGTCCCAGCAAGCCACAGCCCCTTCGGGCACGAGTGTCGCTCCTGCTGGACTGTACCTGAAGGGAAGGCTTTGGTTGGCTTCGACGCTTCTGGGTTGGAACTTAGAATGCTGGCACACTACATGGACGATAAGGAGTTTACCAATGTCCTCCTCACCGAAGATATACACACAAGAAATCAACTGGCTGCGGGGCTTGAAACAAGACCTCAAGCTAAGACTTTCATCTACGCTTTCCTCTACGGAGCAGGAGACGCAAAAATTGGAACCATCGTTGGAGGAAGCGCAAAGGACGGCGCAGATCTTAAACGACGATTTCTATCAAATACACCTTCTCTTGAAAGTTTACGAGACCGCGTTGCTAGAGCATCTGGGCGAGGCTATCTCACAGGACTTGATGGACGTAGACTTAGGGTTCGATCTGAACATGCTGCACTGAACACACTGCTTCAGGCGGCAGGGGCTATCGTGATGAAGCAAGCCTTGGTCACTTTGGACGACTACGCACGACAGTGGAAACTTGACTATAAATTTATAGGTAACATACATGACGAAGTACAATCGGAGGTGGCTGCAGACCAAGCAGAGAAGTATGGCTGGCTCGCAGTGGAGTGCCTCAAGGCGGCAGGTGTGGAGTTCAACCTCCGATGTCCCCTTGACGGAGAATACAAAGTTGGAACAACGTGGGCAGAGACTCACTGAGGTAAACGTATGAAGAGCGTGTACACATTAGTAGACGACATCTACAAACTGATGGAGACGAAAGAAGTAGCAGAAGGCGTGGACTTGGAGTCTGCTATTGAACTCTTCGGTGAAAACGTCAAGGACCTTATGCGTAAGGAGTTTGGTGAGAAGCGAAGCGACAACAGAAAGCTACGTATGTCCAACATTGGGCGCGAGGACAGATATCTCTGGAACGTCTACAATGACGTAGAGAAGTCCGACGACATACAGGGTCATACCTATGTCAAGTTCCTCTACGGTCACCTCATTGAGGAGATGCTACTGTTCCTAACTAGAGCCGCAGGCCATGAGGTAACCGATGAACAAAAGAAGTGTGAAGTTAACGGTATTACAGGTTCGATGGACTGTAAAATCAACGGTATTGTTACTGACGTTAAGAGTGTGTCAACTTATGGGTTTAGGAAATTCAAAGATGGTACACTGGCTTATGACGACCCATTTGGCTACGTGGCTCAAATTAAAGGATACGCATATTCAGAAGGTGCTTCTAAATTTGGATGGTTAGCCATGGACAAGCAGAACGGTCATCTGACGTACCTTATGTACGATCAGGACGACACTCAGGCTCCTGTCTATGACCTTATCAAGTACGACATTACGGAGCGTATTGACCACGTAAAAAAGCTAGTGGAGCATCCAACCCCGCCCGACGTATGCTACGGCACTATCGACGATGGAAAGAGTGGGAACCAGAAACTCGCCGTCGGATGCTCCTACTGTTCCTACAAAAAGGTATGTTGGCCTACCGTTCGCGCCTTCGCCTACTCCTCAGGTCCAAGATATTTAACGGAGGTTATCAATGAGCCGAAGGTCCCGGAGATCACGCTTTCGTAGCACATTTGAAGAAGACGTTTCTAAACTACTAAAAGGTTTTGACTATGAACCCTTCACCGTCCCCTACACTATTCAGCGCAGTTATCGTCCTGATTTTGTTCACAGCGCCTCTGGTGTTCTCGTGGAGTGTAAGGGGTACTTTAGAGACGGAGACACCAAAAAGTACACCAGCATCAGAGATAGTCTGCCAGCAGGACAAGAGCTTGTCTTCGTACTGATGCAGCCAAACAAGAAGATACGCAAGGGGGCTAAAATGACTATGTCAGAATGGTGTGACAAAGAGAACATTTTATGGTATACTATAGAGACACTACAGGAGTTGATTGACCATGTCGCTAACACTAGAGGAAGTTAAGGAACGCCTCTTGAAAACCTTTGACCCAGACGACCTACTGGAGGCCCTACAGATAACCTCAGAGCAGATACTGGAAAGGTTTGAGGACAAACTAATCAACAGACTGGATGTGTTTGAACAAGAGCTAGAGGAAGAAGAGAATGAGTATTGATGACGCGACTCCCGAAGAGTGGGACACAGTTAGAGCATTGAACAACCTGTCCATTAGGAAGCCGAAGAAGGTAGACCCTGTGGACCAACCTGACCACTACAACAAGGGATCAATCGAAGCCATCGAAGCAATAAAAGCGTCCATGCCTGAACAAGAGTTCAACGGTTATCTCAAGGGTAACGCACTGAAGTACCTCTGGCGCTACGACTACAAGGGTAAGCCCGTGGAGGACCTACGCAAGTGCCGTTGGTACATCGACAGGCTTATAAAGGAGATAAACAAGTGAAACGACTACTTCTGCTGCTTCTTCTGTCTGGGTGTGTGACTGAGCCTGACACAAGGGTTTGTGCTGACTACGGTTCGTACACCTATGTAAAAGAGAAGTGTATACCTATGTACGGTGCTTTGATTTGTGCAGACGAAGAAGTAACGGAAGTGTTTTGCAAGAGATATTTTGAAGAGGAAAATTAATGGACGCATATCAACAATACATTCACAAGTCACGGTACGCTCGTTACCTGCCAGAGGAACAGCGACGGGAGACTTGGGAAGAGACAATCGACAGATACCTAAACTTCTGGATTGAGAAAGGCAGGCTCACTCTTGAGGAGGCCAACGGTATCTTTTCTGACATCCATAGCTTAGATGTCATGCCCTCCATGCGGGCGCTTATGACTGCAGGAGAAGCGTTGGACCGTGACAATGTCGCTGGGTTTAACTGCTCCTACTTGCCTATCGACCACCCTAAAGCGTTTGACGAAATGATGTACGTCTTGATGTGCGGTACAGGCGTAGGCTTTAGTGTCGAACGTCAGTACATCAGCAAGCTACCAGAAGTAGCGGAGGATTTTCATGCCA